ACGAAGCTGACGTGAGCGATGTAGTAATACGATACTTCCCCGGATGGGAAGAGATCGAACACGAGCATGTGTAGGGAGGACAGATGAGTCAGGTCGGTAAGCCCATCAAGAAGATCACCATCGAGCCAGTCGAGAGTCCCGTGCCGCAGAAGGAAACTGCACCGGCACCCGTGCCTGCCGAGCCCGAGAAGGTACCCGCATAGCATGCCAGCTTCCTACGGAACACCACATTGGACACCACAGGACATCGCGTACCTACACGATCTCATCGATGGCGTAGCTCGCGGCGACGTAAGGCTGGACGCAATCTCCAAAGGTACAGATGGTATGCGAAACGAAGAACGTATCGTACTTGAACTGAGCATACCTCGGAATGCCCTGGTTAAGTTCCAGGCCGATATTCAGTTGGCGGCTGCTCAGTTTCAGGCAATGAGCACTTCACTAGCGCGAGCGCGGGCGACTCTGAATCTCCACATGCCCGGTGATGACAACTTGGAAGATCTTGGCACTAGCATCACACCAATCGTGGGCTACCGAGATTTCGGTATAAAACACGGCGGGGTACTTGTTTCTCGGAATGGGGTAGTGTGGCCTTACGGTAGGCCGCTAGTAGCAACCTGCCACCCGCGATCTCAACCAAAGAAGCATATAGCCCCCAAAATAGGTTGCAGTTGTGGTATCTACGCTTTTGATAGTCCAGATCACCACGACCTAGAAATGGCTAGTGAGGTATGGGGCGAAGTTTACCTTTGGGGCGATGTACTGATCTGCGAATCGGGATATCGGGCGCAGTTCGCCTATCCTAAGACATTGTTCATCCGGTCAAACGATTACCTTTCGGACGTAGCTAAAGAACTGGAAAATCTCTATAGGGTGCCTGTCATCAAGGTAAATGAACGAACCGGACAGACAGCGGGCGACATTTTGATGCAGCTAATCACAGCGGGCAAGAATCCTGATCTTACATTCATGGACGAAGGGGGTGAATCATAAGCGCAACAGCACTCAAGGAAGCGTTGGGCGCGGAACATCCCGCACAGTCTATCGCGTGGCTTAACCTTCTGATCTATGGGGAGCCGGGTGTAGGCAAGACCTACATGATCGGTACCGCACAAGATCACAAGGACACCGCACCCGTGCTGATCCTCGATATCGAGGGTGGAGTCTCAACGCTTCGACATCGCAAGGACATCGACGTAGTACAGGTACGGTCAGTCAAGCAATTGATCCAGGCGTATCGTATGCTGTACAATGCTGTGCCTTCCGATCCGAAGAAGAAGTTTCCTTACGGAACGGTAGGCTTTGATACCATCAACGAGCTACAGTCACTCGATCTGTCTGAGATCATGCAGGGATTCTCGAAGATCAACGATAAGATCGATCCCGACATCCCAGACATGCGTGGGTACGGTAAGTCCCTCTCGCATATGCGGGAGATCGTACGGTGTTTCCGCGATCTACCGTGCAATACGATCTTCACAGCACACAGCGAGACGGATCGCGACAACAACATGAAGCTGATCAACAAGCTGAAGTTGACGGGTAAGCTACGAACGGAGGTACCGGGATTTCTCGATATCGTCGGTTACTACTTCTCGGAGATGGAGGGCGATGTCCTAGTTCGTAAGCTACAATTCATGAAGACCGAGACGACGATGGCAAAGGATCGTACCGGCGCGTTTGATGCATTGGAAATCAATCCGACCATCCCGTCGCTGTGGGACAAGCTGCAACTGACCAACAAGGACAAGGAGTAGGAATGTCAGAGTTCGACGGCACACTCGATCTGACCGGCTCAGACGCCGACACTATCGGCTTTCCGGCTATCCCGTCGGGATCGTACGAGGCGCACGTCGCCAAGGCAGAATGGCGACGTACCGAGAACATCGACAGTTCGAAGGCTCTGCCGCATGACACGCCATACCTTGCACTGGGTATCCAGGTGAACGAGGATGTCGAGCCTGTCGATGATCAGAAGGTCGCCAACGCCTATGTGTGGACGAACCTGTTCGTCCCGCCCGGTGACTACGACGCGACCAAGGCGCAGTCGATGAAGAATCGACTCGCGAACTTCCTCAAGGCCATCGGTGAGGACTACGAGAAGAAGGGATACAAGATCCCGGATCCCGATGATCTGCTCGGAAAGGAAGTCACGGTTGTCGTGCGCCGGAGGTATGACAAGCAGCAGGACAAGCGAATCAACGAGATCGAGGGCTTCAAGCCTGCGGGACAGGCGAGTCTCGCAACCAGCGGCGGGCTAGGGCTTCGCTAACAGCACACACGGGATAAGCCCCGGTCATTCGGCCGGGGCTTTTCCGTCTGCTTATACATACCGTGGCAACCGTCGAGACAGATACCTTCTTCGACTCGATCTTTGAGCATGATCACGGCTACATAGCTATCGGGACTATGCGCCCACCCGTGAAGCGGGACACGTTCCACGAAGAGTTTTTCAAGTGGCCCGATGAGCGGGAGAAAATGCTTGAGTATGTTGACAAGGTGAAGGAGACGCACAATGTCTACTTCGGTGTCAACATCCTGTCCGTGCCGAGACGTAAGAAGGAAAATACGATTCCGCAGAATCTCGTGTGGGCGGATCTTGACGCCTGCCGTCCCGATCAAGTAGAGATTCCGCCGCAAGTAGTAATCGAGTCATCACCGTATCGCTATCAAGGGATCTGGCGGTTGGATCGCAAGGTCGATCCCCTCATCGCAGAGAACTATTCGAAGCGGATCGCCTACCTCCATGCCAAGGATGGGGCAGACAAGGGCGGTCACGGACTTACCAAGTATCTGCGGATTCCCGGTACGTACAACTACAAGTACCAACAGGAAGATGTACCTCCCGTGAGGTTGTTGGTCAATTCCTCGGAGACTATCCCGACCGACATCTTCGAGGCGTTGCCAGATGCCGACAAGAGCGCAGACGTTCCCGACCTCGCAGTACCGGCGCTCGAAACACTGCCATCCGTAGAGTCGATCATCTACCGCTATACGGATCGTCTTGCACAACTCGGTCTTGCAAACGCTTTCGCGCGATACATGTCTGAGGAACCGCCGAGCGACTGGTCAGGACACCTGTGGCGTCTGTTGCTCCTGTCTTTCGAGGCAGGAATGACAGCCGAAGAAACCTTCGTAATCGCGAAGAACGCGAAAGCAAACAAGTATGAGCGTGATGGTCGCCCGGATTCCCACCTGTGGCGTGAAGTCCTCAAGGCTGAGTTGGAACGCAAGACCGTCGAGATCTTGCTACAGGATCATCGATACCTTGCGATGCCTGCATTGCTCAGTCTCAAAGAAGAGACGGAACTCGAATCCACGATCATCCATGATTACCTGAACTGGGCGTCCGAAGCGACTGATGCCGTACCGGAGTTTCACGAGATCTGCTGTGCAATGGTCATGAGTGCGTTGATGTCTACCACCCTACGTTTGCAGACATCACGGCCGGATCCGATTGTGCCTAACCTATGGGCGATGATCCTGGGCGAGTCTACTCTGACCCGTAAGAGCACGGCGATGGACATGGGAATGGGCTTCATTCGTGACATCGCGCAGGATATGGAGGTTGCGTCCCATGCATCGATGGAAGGCTTGATGTCCACGCTGGCACTGCGACCGCGCATGGTATCTATCTTCTTTCGCGATGAGATCACCGGGTTCTTCAGCGAGCTACAGAAGAAGGATTACCTCACGGACATGGATGTGACGATGACCCGTCTTTACGATGTTCCCAGTCGTCTAACTCGTGTGCTGAAGAAGGACACCTATGTAGTATCGCAACCGATCTTCATCTTCTTCGGCGGTGGGGTTCCCGACAAGATGTACTCGCTGATCAACGAGAACCACTTCGCTTCGGGATTCGTCCCACGTTTTCTTGTGATGCGCGGCTATCAGGATACCTCACGTGTACGTCCGACAGGCCCGCCGACACTCATCGGTACTGGCAAACGTGATGCGCTGAGATCAACGTTCTACGCCTATCACGAAATGTACACGAAGCCTGAGATCCTGATGGAAACACATGACGGTCAGAAACTACCGATCTCGCCCGACATCCACGTGCAGTTTACCGATGAGATGTGGGCACGCTGTGCTCAGATGGAGATGCAGCTTCTTCAATCCGCCGAGGAATCACCCGAGTCCGACAAGGCACTACCGATGTTCTCCCGCATGTACGTGTCGTTGCTCAAGCTAACGATGCTGCTTGCGGCGGCAAGACAGGAACCGAAGGATCTCAAGGTACGTGCGGAGATGCGGGATCTACTCTCTGCGGCGTACTACATTCAAAGATGGGGAAAACACGCGGTAGACCTTATCCAGAACTCCGGTACCACAGCCGACGAGTCGAAACTGATGGCAATCTACCGTACCATCGAGAAGCACCCCGGTATCCAGAGATCGCAGGTGATGCAACGTCACCACATGAATGCACGAGCTATGGATGTTGTCGAAGATACACTCGTCCAGCGCATGATGGTTACACTAGAGATGCGCGGCAAGATCAAATCCTACTGGCCCATCGGGAGGTAACATGGCCGAAGGTGGCAAGATCAGTGAGCAGTTGAAGCAGGCTACGAAGGAACTCGATGAGGAACTGGCTATCTGGCGTGAGAAGCAACTCAATCCGCAAGCATGGCGCATGGGGGATCACGAACTACTGATCCGCTGTGAGTTGTTGGTTCTTATGGACGTGATCATGGAACGCCTCGATGTCTCGCAGGATGAACTCAATCTGAAGCTGAAGCGACGACTGACCGAGATGTATCGTGCCATGCGTCCCGATGTCGAGAAGATGCGCAGCGAAGCTATTCGTCGCCAACTCACCAACGGTATCCAGATTCGCCCGGACATCCCACTATGAGAGTTATCGAGGATGCACCGCTTAAGGTGCCCGACAGCATGGGCGTATGGTCAGATGACGACGAGAGAATCTGGCTACCACGTGAGCTATACCCAACGCGACATGATGCGAGGAAGTTCGCGATGGAACAGTGGGGCGTCACTTTTACGGAGGTACGGGTGCTTGCACGCTATATGCGTTATACTCCTATCGAGTGGCCCGATCTCGATAACGAAACTTATATCGAGGATATCTGGCAACTCTGTGATGCCGACGCTCCCAATGCTTTCCCGGTGTGGGAACTATGTTAGCGGAAGGAACCAAGTATGACGACGGTAAACTCCCGCTCGACCTATGGAGTCCTGATGTTCTCACCGAGACAGCTAAGGTCTTGGCTTTCGGGGCAAACAAGTACGAACCCTATAACTGGGCAAAGGGTATCAAGTACAGTCGTGTGTTCTCCGCGCTCCTGCGCCACCTATGGGCATTCTGGCGTGGTGAGAAGCTAGACAAGGAAACCGGGATCCATCACCTAGCCCATGCCATGTGCTGTTTGATGTTCCTACTCCACTATGAGATGAACCGGCGGAAGTATCGTGAGTACGACAACCGTCCGTAGTAAAGCACCGGGTGCTCTGTGTTCTGAGTGCCCGCTCAAAGATCAACCCTGTGTGCGCACACGCAAGCCGAGCAAGACCCCTGTGCGCGGTGCCATCGTCAGTCGCTCACCCGGTGATGCGGAGATCCGTGCCGGTGAGCCTATGTCATCGCAGTTCGGGTCGGGCAAGATCATCGACCATCTGTTTAAGATGAATGGAGTTGAACGTGAGCAAGTTCTTCTCACGAATACAGTCCTATGTGTCGCGCCGGATGGGGCAGTCCCATCAGAAGCAATC